AAAGCCGTTGAGCGGCATGTTTGAGCCTCAAAGAAAAAGCCCGCGCGAGGCGGGCCGGGTTTTACTGAACGCTCGACTGGATTTGAACCGTCTGACCGCCTTGCAGGTTGATGACGAAGAACAGCACGACCGACAGGTATTTCACCTTGACGTCGGCTTGCATGTACCCGTTCGCGACTGCCGAATCGGGGTTGTTCGCCTTGTCGATCTGCACCGAGAACGGCGCTTGCGTCGGGTTGTTGACGTCGCCGATCATGTTCAGGCGCCAGAGATTCGACAGGAACGCTTGCATCGCCGACTTGACGTCGTTGCGAAGGTCGACCGTCTGGTTCTTACCGATCACCGTGCCGAATGCCGCCGCGAGCGTGAGCGCGAGGTAATTCGTCATTCGGGTATAGTTGTCGCCGTCCTGGCCCGCCGTGCTCGATGCGTTGCCGCCCGTTTGCGTCGCGTAGTAATTGCCGCCCGGCGAAGGGTTGCCGATCACGTCGAGGCGCGCGGTATTGATCGCGCCGATTTCCGCGCTCGTGTAGGGCAGGTTTTGCGCGGTGCGCTGCGTGCCGACGATGCCATACAGCGGCTTGTTCAAGCTCGACTGTTCCGGCGAGAGCGCCGCTTGCTTGCCGGCCCAAAACGTAGCCGGCCCGAGCAGGCGGTTTTGCTGATTGGTGCCGTCGAAATACGTGATCCAGTCGCCGACGAACACCTTGACGCCGTAGCCATCGGCGCCGGCCGTGTTCAGTGCGGTCGAGACCGTCGTGTAATTCGCGCTCGGTGCGCCCTGCAAGCCGAAATAGATGCCTTCGGAGAGAGCGAACGCGAGCACCGTCGACGCGGCGGTGAGGTCGGAGTGATCGACCAGAACGCCGACCTGGGCGCCAGTGCCGCGCAAGCAATACATGCCCTTACGCGTGCCGGCGTTGCCATCGACGCCGACGAGCAGCGCGTCGGTGAGCGTCGACGTGCCGTCCGTGCCGGTCGTGAACGCTGCCGGAGTCGTGATGTTCGGTGCGGCGGTTGCCGGGCCGGTCGTTGCGACGACGAGTTGCGAGGGTCCGCGAACGTTCGACTGACCGTTGTTGATCGCGTTGACGACGTTCGTCCAGAAGGCCGCGCCCGTTCCGGGAATGTTGTCGAACACTTCGGCTTGAACGCCAGGAAGCGAAATCGTCAGCTTGAACGTGCTCGCCTTCGTGCCGGCGGTCATCGCCGCGGTGATCGAGTTGCCGCGCGTGCCGGTGTAGAACGCCGTCAGGTTCGCGCCGATCGCCGGCGTCGCGTTCGTGTCCATCAGCTTGCCGGTCGCCGCGAGGTCGGTGCCGTCAGTGACGCGCACGTATTGAACCGCGGTCGCGCCTTGCAGGAAAAACACGTTCATCGCGGTCGCGAGGTCGTATTTCCGGACCATCGGCGAACCGAGCCATTGCGCGACGTCATTCGGCGAGCCGACGAGCACCGGCGCATTCACCGGACCCCATGAGCCGATACCGACCGCGCCGAGAATGTTCGACGGTACGCCGTTGATGATGAGGGGCGGCGGCTGGATCGACAGATAGACGCCAGGCGCGGAGAGGGCCGAAAAATTCAGCGAGCCAGCTTGATAAATCGGCATTATTTAGCCTCCTTCGCGACCTTCACGCATTTGTCGGCGTGACCTTCGTCGATCACCTTCTGAATTTCGGCCGCATCACTGATGCGCGTGCCGCGCTCGGTGAAGCCGAATTGATGCAGCACGACGAGTTCGTAATCGAACGTCGGCGCGTCGTCTTGCTTTGCCATGTGGGAGAGGGTTCCTAGACGGGTTTTAGAACGGCGCCTGCATCGGTCACGATGTTGAGGTCGCCGACAATGACTTGCGGCGCATTGATGACCTTCGTCGTCGAGTAATCGACGCGATAACGGAGGTCACGACGAAAGAGCCGCGCTTTCTCGCCGATGTCCTGCTGCGGGCTGTCCGCGTAGATGATTCGCGCGTTGAAGCCATCGGGCATCGCGAGAAACACGAGGTCGGCGAGATTCGGGTCGATCACGTTGACGAGCGCCGAGCGTTGCGCCGGCGTGCTGCACCAAAGCGTGATTTGAAACATGCGGTCTTGGTTTTTGATGACCTTGATCGCGGTTCCAGTGCCGCCCGTTCGCAGCGCGCCGAGCGCTGCATTCGCGGGCAGAGTGATGTTCGCGCCCGAGCTTGTCGCGCCGGGATAGTCCTGCGCGATGACCGCGGCGAGCGCGGCGGCGATGCTTGTCAGCGTGTCGGTCGGCTGCACTGCGTAGGAATACGGCGAGTTCCCGACGAAGACCGCGAGGTTTTGCGCCGAGAACGGAACAGGCATTGCGCCGCCGACTGTTACGACGCGGCCCGCCTTCGCGAGCGTGATCGTCGGGGCGAAGGTCGCGAGCGGTTGCCAACCCTGCATGTAGCGGGTCGTTTTGCGCTCGGTCGCGGTTGCGTAGATCGACACATGCGCGACGCCGGCCGCGAGGTCGGAATCGAGCGTTGCGGCAGTAGGCCAACCGGCGCCCACGCGCACAGGAAAGCCGGCCGCTGAAGGGTTGTTCGTGCCGTTCGGGTAGAGCCAACCGGCGATCAACCCGACGAGAACATTCTGCACATCAGAAACGTCGCTCATGTCTGCCCCTGCTGGCAAGTAATTCGCCACCCGAGATCCGTCAGTTCCGCGCTCGACACGATGTAGCGGCGCCCTAGCTCGTCAGCGATCAGGTCGCCGGCGCGCAGGATGACGCCAGGCGCCGCCGGGAGCAGCACCGCCCACCACGCATCGCGAACGTCACCAGGCAGCGCGACGCCGCCTTTCTCGCCCTTCGTGCCTTGCAGCACCGAAGCCGGCCAACCGCTCATCAGCGGCGTTTCGTTCGCTGCGGTCGTGCCTTCGTAGTCGGAGACGGCGCCGTATGCGGTTTGAACCTGCGGGCGCGTGATATTGACCGTGCGATTGCACTCGACGACGAGAATCGGCAAAAGCGGTTGTTGAGCGGCGACGAAGAATTTCCCGGTATCGCCGATGAGGTAATCGCCGACCTGCGTAACGCGACCGTCCATCACGGCGAACCATGTCGGCTTGCCGTATTTGTTCGGGCGCCGATAGGTCATGTCTTCGGCGTTCAGACTCGCGAGAAAGCTTGTCGCAACGATCGTCGCGGCGCTCATGTCGACCGACGTCGGCCGGTAGAGCGTGAACGAACTCCCGAGCCGCTTCGCGACCTGCGCATATCCCTTGTAGACCTGGGCTTGTGCTTTGGCGCCGTCCATCAGACCACCAGCGTGATAGAGCCGCCGCCGGTGACGTCGAACGCCGGGCCGGGCGGAATGCCGAAGAACGCGCACAAGCGCCGGCGCGTCGAGTCAAACAAAGCCTCGCGGTCGCGCTGCTCGTGTTTGTTGTGCGTCCACACTGCGGCGACGTCGGTGTCGAGGTTGTCGCTCGTGCCGTAGATCGCCGTTTCGAGCGCGGTGAGTTGCGTCAGGTAGTTGACGACAACCGCCTCTTCGGCGTCTTGCATGTTCGACATGCGAAATTCGAGCGTGCCGTAATGCTGATAGAAGCGATGCCCGAACGCCTGAACGGGTTGCCCGCCGAAGAGCGGAAAGCCGCAGAAGCGCCGAACATCGACCCGTTGAGCGTCGGTGAGCATTAGCCTTGCTCTCCATTGATGCCGAGCAAGCGCGCGCCGCGCTCGATCAGAAGTTTGATTTCGGCTTTTGCCGTCACGACTTCACCAGCAAGCCATGCTTGCAGGTCGCCGGCTTCGTCGTAAAAGCCGTGAGGCGCCGCGAGCGTCACCGATTCCGGGAGCGCGGGCGCATTCTTTGCCGCCTTAGCGGGCTTCGTGACCTTCGGTGCGTCTATCGGTGCATCCGAGGTCGCGAGAGGCGCCTGTGCGCCTTCTGGCGCGATTGCGTCACTCATGATTACCTCGTGAAGAGGGGCGCCGAAGCGCCCCATGACCGATTAGGCCGATTCGATCACGACAGCGCGCTTGAAGTAGCTGTTCGTCGCGGTCGGGATGATGTTTTGGTTCGCCGTGACGTCGGTCGGAACCGCGAAACCGCCGATCCAGTACCACGACTGCGCGATGATCTGTTGCAGGCGGTCGAGCGGCTCGCGCGTGACCATTGCAACGCCGTCGATCATTTCAATCAGCGCGTTGTCGTCGCCGATTTCGTTCTGCGTGATCGCCTCGTAATCGCCTTCGATCAGCGCGCCTTGACCGCACATGATGCCGCGGTGAACAGCGACCGAACCGAGCGTCTGTTGCGGTGCTTCGACGGTCGGGATGATGCGCAGGCCCATCAATTCCATGACCTGCCCCGTCTGATACGCTTGCGAGCCGTACTGACCTTGATAGAGCAGCTTGAAATCCGCATCCTTGAACAGACCCTTCAACTGCGCGTTATCGGCGTAGAAGTTGTAAAGGCCGCCGATCGTCGGCACGCGGTTGTTACGCAGCACCGTCACGCCGGCGAGCAGGTCTTGCATCGTGAGCAGGTCGCCCGCGACGATTGCCGAGGTCGAGAGGCGAGCGTTCGGACGCAGCACCGAAGCGGCGTTCGAGGCGATAACCGAGTTGCCGGCCGTTGCGTCGGCGACGGTCACGTTGCCCGAGAACGTCAGCGTGCCCGACACGCCTTGCGGTGCGGTCGACACGTTCGAGCCGTCGACAGCGACGCCGGTCAGCGTGTAGCTGTTGCCGTTCGCGAAAACGACCGCGAGCGTGTTCGTGCCGGAAACCGGAACGAGAACGCCATTGACCGACACGTACTGGAAGCCGCGCACGTCGTCGACGGCAACCGTTGCCGCCGGAGCGCCGAGGGTCGTGCGAACGCGGGTGTTGCCCGACAGGTATGCGCCGAACAGCTTGTTGCGCGCGAGGCGGTCGAGCGATTGCAGAGCTTGAACGCCGTTCACATGCGCGTTCTGAAGGAATTGCGACGCGATGCCGACGCGAGTCGTCACCATGTTCAAATCCATCGTGTCGCCGTACATGTCGATGCCGAGCGTGTACTGCTCGATCGTCCAACCGCTCGGCGTCAAGCCGTTGTCGAGGTTGGTGTTGCCGGCCGGGTTCAGCGGAGCCGTAACGGGCGCCTTCAGGCCGCGGCGGGTCTTGGTGATCGTTTCACCGACCGCGTTCGCGAACTTCTCGCGATCGGCGACGGCGCGGTAGGTGATTTGCGATTCCA